TCATCAATCTCCTGTTCTGTCTCCACGTCATCGAGCGAGAACTGCGGAGGAACGGCTAGCGGTGAATTGGCTGGATTGCTTGGATTGCTGGGATCGACCCCGCCGACCTCACCGATATAATTGACGGTCGCTATCCAGTAGATCGGAGAAATGCGTTGGAGTTGTGCTTTTTGGGCATAGCAATACGGGAAGCCTGGGAACACTTGACCAGCCCCAGGCAATCCACCCGTAAGATAGATTTCCACCTCGGTTGTGTCTGGCGTAACTTGTATCTGGTACGCTTCTGTGAACGTAACATCGAGCCCCTTAAAGTCCTCTTTGACAGTGGCGTCTGATGCTTGCCGCGACCACATTTTAATACCAGGAACTACGACTGGCACTATACACCCCCGCCTACTTTAACGAGTCGTACTTCATTCGATGGTTTCTTGTCACGTGTTAGCGTCACCAAATCTGACAACGCTTTCGCGGCTTGCTCGTTGGCTTTCAATTGCGACTTCGACAAGTCTACTAGCTTGCTGGTTTTATCCTCGGTAGGTCCGCGTGTTAGGAATCGCGATGACTGCACCTGCAACGGTTGATTCGCTGCGGTGTCGAATGCCTTCTGTGATTGCTCTTGCTGCGTCTTGCGTTCGCGTTCCTTCTCTAGCTCTGCCTGCATCATGGCAATGCGTTCCGCGTCTGCTTTGGCTAATCCCTGCTTCTCTAGCCGGAATGCGTGTGCCGCCTCTTTGCCGCGTTCTAGTGCGACCCGTTCTTCTTCGAGCTTGGCTAGTTCGCTGCTTTTAAGTTCTTCGATTTTCTTTTGTGCGTTTAGTTGTTCTTCTGCTGCCTTTTTGCGTTCGTCGGCAAGTAGCTTTTCTTGCTCTTTAAGTTGATTCACTCGGTCGATCTCAGCAAGCAACATTGACGCTTCGCCAACGTCGGAACCGACAGCACCGGCTTGCTCGGCTTGGATGTTGCGTTGCTCGTCGCCTGTGGCTTTGAGAAGTCGCAATTGTTCGCGTAGTGACTCAACGTAGTTTTCGCTGGCGTCTAGCTTTGCGTTTTCGACTTGGATTGCAGCCCGTTCCTTTTCAACTCCTAACAATCGCTCTATCTGCTGCTGTTGCTCTTTAAGTTGCTCAAGTCGCTCTTTATCCTGGTCAAGCTGCAACTGTGCTTGTTCGGCAAACCCTTTTCGGTCGCCAGTTATTTGCCATGCTTCCGCCCATTCCTTGACCGCCTTTTCGCTTGACTTGACCTGAGACGAAACGCCAGAAACGTTTTTTTTTAGGTCTGCCAATAGCTTTTCATACGCCTGCTGCTTTTGCTCAGGATCGCGGATTAGTTCAATGTCTGCTGTAGTGTCAGCAAACCTCATATCTCGCATGCTTGCTGCTTGCTGCTCTAACTCGCGTGCTTTGTTCTTTGCGTTCTCAAGTTCCTCCGCCCAACGCTTAGTCTCGAAAATCCAGTCGCCTAGAAACTTACCAGCACTAACTGCAATTGCCGCAACCGCAGCAACTAACCCCGCCTTGAACGCAAGAGCACCAGCCCCGCCTTTTTTGCCTGCCTCCGCGAACTGCTCTGACTTCTCTGATAGGTTGCCCAACTGACCTGCAAAGTTTGCAAGTTCTGATGATCCGGTTAAGTTTGCCAGCGTGCCTACAAACTCGGTTGTTGTCTTGGTTGCCTTGCCTGCCGATGGGCTCCCCATCTTTTTCAGCTCCATAGCCGCCTGTCGTTGGCGTGCTATAGTCTTGGCTGTTGTTTCGTCCAGCCCTTTCATCTGCAAGTCGTAAGCATAAAGAGCTTCTTCGCCCTCATGGAATGCAATCTCTAGTCGCTTGATCGCTTGCGTTTCGGCTTCGACCGTTTTCTGGAACTGCACAAATGACTTCTCAGCCTCAACCAGTTCTAGCGATGCTTCATTCTTTGCCGATATTAAAAGCTCAATTGACTTGTCAGCCATTTAGCAACATCTCCCTAACGCGAGACTCATCGGCTTTGAGAATGTTCACCGCATCAACGAACCATGCCGATTGATCCAATGCACCACCCTGGACAGGCATTACGCCTTTCTCGAATAGGTCTGCTAGTTGAACCACTTGAAACATATCGGAACATTCTTTGTTAGGGCATTCACTCAGTCTTATCAACCCCATCGCACACTCGTCGCATCCCTGTCCGTTGCACGATGGACACTCGATTTCCGCAAACTGGTAATCTGGATTGCATTTCTTGCTAGTGCAGTTTCGGCACAACGCACCCATGCGAATCATCGCCGCTACTCTGAGCTTTTTTTTTCCTCATGGCTCGGTCTGTTGTAGCCAATCTTTCGAATGACCTCCAACGCTTCCGCGTGGCTCAAAACTGCGTCGATTGCTTCGCGACTGTATTCGATGCCGCCCATGTTGCGCCAACCAACTACAATCTCCGAAACAACGTCAACGAGAAAGTCAAACCTCTCGTTCACCGACTCGTTGCTTGTTGCATCGTAAAACCGGTCGTATGCGTCGCACAACTTGCGTTGACCTCGCATCGATTGCGTTTTGCACAGGAATATTGGCCGCGTTTCTTTCGGCTTGTCTGCGTCTGAATCGAGCCATATTTCGAACGACTCCCCCGGCTCTAGTGACTTTGGCATGGTTAGCTAGCTGCTGTAAAAGTAATAGATGCTTCTTGGTCAATGGTTGATCCGTTTCGGTTGCATTGCCATTCGATCTCATCAATCGTGGTTCCGTTTCGGTCGCCTGGATTGATCGACACAATCTGAGCCTTCGGTGCTGCAAACGTCATCTTGCTTGTAGTTGGTCCGTCTAAGTCCCAAGTCAGTGCGTGCTCGCTCATGTCAAGCAGTTTGTTGTAACGATCCTGACCAGCAACTAGCTTGGTTAGCGGATTAGCTGTCACCGAAACTCTACGATCCGTCACCATGAAATACTCGAAGCCTGAATCGTTGTCGGCACACTCGATTCCAGTGACTACGTTGCCGCTGTCTAGAGTGATGTTCTCTAGGCACAAGTCCACGCTGTTCCATTGCGTGACACTGTTGGCAAATCGCAAAGGCAATGCTGTGGCGTAAGTTGGCGACAACATCGCAACGTCTGCCGTTGCTGACCAGATGCCGTTGAAGGTAAAGTTAAACACGGCAGATCGTCCTGTTGGGCAAACTAGCGTGAACGTCCCTGCCGCCCCTGTCATCAACCAGCGAATGCCATCGTTGTAGACTGCCATTGTTAGCGTCTTGACGTTAGTTCCAGGCGATTCCGTGCGAGGGGTGAATACTTGGCTAGACTTGACCCAACCGCACGCTGGCAGGAATGTATCTGCCCATGTTGGCTCGGTTGCGGTTCCATCCCATGACGCATCAACCGAAAACGAAATGGTTCCAGATCTCGCTCCTGGCACGCTTTGGTTGCGACCAAACGCTGCTGGTGCTTGTCGCTCTTCAAATGCAACGTTCTGCTGGAAGGTGACGTTGTAACAATTGAATGTCGCATCTGCTGCCGCTAGTGTTTCCGCTGTTCCTGGCGTTGTTTCAATCTCAGCCGCGAGCAACATTCGTTTTCGAAGTAATGTCATTTTTTGCCTCTCAGTTTTCCTTGTGCCTTAACGATTAGAAAACGCAATCGCTCGTTGATTTGTTTTGGTAGCTCGTCGTTTGCTGTTTGCAATGCAACCGCAGTAACGCCGCCTTTTTCGTAGACTTCGCCTGGTGCAGGTCCGTGCATGCGGATTATTGGACCGCGTTGTTTTGTTGTCCGCTTGTAGACGTTGCCGCCGTAACGCTCGACGATGAACGCATCACGCAGCAAGTCCTTGCGTTTGAACTTTGGATCTATCTTGTACGTGACGCCTTTTTTAAGTTGCTTGGCTCCAAAATACTTCAGAGGTATCGGGTAGCCATACGCTAGGATGATCGTTGCCGAAGGCATGTCTGGATTCTTTGGTCGCTTGATGCGAACGGCTTTTTTGAGAATCTTGACTGGAACCTTTAGTGACTCTCGCAACTTACGTGCAGCCGCTAGCTTTACTTTGGCCGCTGTCTTTCCAATTGCTATCTGGATCTGCTTGTCCGCGTTTTCTCCCAAGTCTTTCAACGCTGCAACAACTTGATCGACCTGTGATTTGTTTAGCGTTACTCTCATCCACGCACCTCGTAAGCATCGCCCTCGGTGTGTCGGTAGGTAACGATCAACGGCAGATTGACTCCATCAATTGCACCGTCGCCAGTTATCGGTTCTTCGCTTTGCCATTCCGCCATGAATGCGTTGCTGTCGAATGTGTACCATTGGGCATCGTCACCAACGACAACGTTCTCCACGTCAGCCGCAAACATATGCACTAGCGTGTCAATTGGCGTTTCGCTCTTTTCGTCGTTGATTAAATGGCATCGAATGTTAAACGTGATCTGCTTTGCCAACGCTGGCGGATTGCCTGGGCAATCGAGCGATGGAACGCGGCTGTGATCTTGTTCAGTTAACACGATTTGCCTGTGACGTGGTGAATACGTTTCGATCCGTTTTGGCCTGATGACTTCCACAACGGGCGTGTTGTGAGTCGTTGAGTTAATTAGCAGCCGCAGCCGCCTATACAACTCTCTTGCAATCTTTTCAACGACTGGAACTTGACCTAGCGACATTCGAGTTCAAGCATCCCTTCGTCGTGGTTTAAGAGTCGCAAGATAGTGCGTTCGCGGATAACGTCGCCCACACGATCCGCAAACGCTAATCTATCCCCGCCGATGTTGAGCTGTTCGCTTGTAATGCCTGTCGTCGCATTGTTCGCAACGTGGACAAGAAACACCGGTGTATTGTTGTCGCCATCCTCTGGCAAAACCTGAATCTGTTGACGTTCAACGACTACGCTTACATTGCGTTCGCCACCTGTTAACGGGTAGTAAACCGCAGTTTCAGCGAAGTCGTTTGTGTTGCAGAAAACGCTAACGCCATCTGCAATGATTACGTCGTGCAGACTCATCGATTACGGCCTCTTGGCGATGACCTTAACGTAGTCAATCACAACGCCATTGACGTTGGTGTTTGCTGCTTTTTGCAACTGAACAATCGGCTGCAATCCAGAGCTGTAACCGCTCATGTTGAACGTCTGCGACTGAGCAACATGAATTCCGTCAATGTAGAACTTGACATCTGACTTGCCGCCAGTGAAGTCAATCACAAATCGCTTAAACGAAGTGCCTAGCGTTTGACCGCTAGAAACGTCGTCAACGTCACGAACCCCGTCGTCTGTCTCGCAGTAAACCAAGGTTGTGCTGTTGGCTCCAACCATCTTGAACCATGCGTTAGCTGCAACGCTGTCAGTGGTATCGCTTCGGGCTGATCCCAAACCGAAAACCAACTCGGTTCCAGTGGTCATAGTTACGTCGAGACGCACCCGCATTTCGATGCGTTGAATGTCATCGATATCAAAATCGAGAGCATCACCAAACGCCAAGCAAACGTTTTCGATTTCGTTTGTCGATGCCAACTTGAGAGTCGCAACGCTTGTGCCTTTAGTGTAAGTCGGCGTGCCTGACGATGAAGTATCGACAATAAGCCACGGACTTGCTGGATCTGCGGACGCTGGTAGCGTTGCCACAGTCCCGTTGAATTCATCGTAGAATTCTTGAAAATCTTGAATGCCAGCCATCGTATTTGTTCCTTGTCGGGAAGTTTTGTATTGTGTTGAACAAGCTCAGCCACCGTTGCGACTGAGCTATTGGTTGTCATTTATTTGATTAGGTTCCGAATGCGTAGAGTCCACGCCAATCGATGGCCTTGGTTCCGAATGTTTGACGAACCTTGTACTTGTAGGTGTCGTTGTCGAATTCCCATTCGTCCTCAAGAACTGGTGATTCTTCACCTTGCAAGAACGTGACTTCAACGGTATCGATTTGGCTCGGATCTGCTGCCAAGTACCATCGAGTCGTGCTGTTCAGGTCAAGCTGCGGTTCTGCAATCACGGTTAGCGGACGAGAGCCACCAGGACCGTAAATGTTCTTAACGCCTTCGTTGTTGTTCGCTGCGTTGTAGCTGACCGAGCTTACAAGTTCTTCTGGCACGATTAGGTAACGTGGAACAATGTTGAGAATCGCATCGCTAGACAAGCCAGTTTGACGCATCATCGCAACGAATGCGGTATTAAGATTGGTGACGGTTGGGTTTCCGCTTGACCCACTCAAGTTGCTGTGAGACGCATTGAACAAAGCAATACTGTCAGCCATCGCTGCGTTAGCAGTTAGGACCGCGTACACTTCCTTGTTGACCTTGCGTCGGCATGCGTTGCCGTGCATCGCTGGAACGCGACTGATAGCGTCCAAGTCATCGTTTACAACTGTTTCCCAGGAAACGGTAAACAGTGCACCGTACTTCTCAACCTTGTACGATTCTTTCGAATCGCTCATTGCCTTCTCTTTGTAGTCGGCTTTCTCAGGGACCATCTCTGGATCTGGCGACTCACTAAATCGAATGCGGTTGATGTTCTTGAAGTCGGCAACGCTTGGAGCTTGTCGAGCCCACATGGACCAACTGAATTCTGCTTCTTCGTAAGCAGCCAGCAATGTCTTGTTGGCTGCGTCAAACAGCAAGTTGGCAAAGCTGCCAGTCGTGTGATAAGCACGCTCGACTCGGTGCTGTTGCATCAATCGGCGATTACCCATTGCAAGCTTGGCTACGTTAGTTGCACTCATCGTATCGGTGTTGACACCCATCGAGCGACAAACCAACTCAGCGAGCCGACCCATGCTAATGTGCTGGAAATCGTCCGCGTCTTTGTTGTCAATATTGATCTTGCGAATACGAGCAGACTTCAGCGAACGCTTTACGAGTCCATCTCGCATTGCGTTGAACTGTCGCTCTTGCCCGTCGCCAGTCACTCGAACGTCGGCACCAACCGACGATCCAATTGGTTCTGTTGCCATACGTTCAATAATCCTCTTGCGTGCATCGCTTACCGAAACTCCGCTGCTGCATAACTCATCCTCGAATGCACGCTCAACGCGGGCAAGTTTGCAGGCGGCTTTGATTTCTTTTAGTCGTGTTCGCTCAGCATTAACTGAACGTTGAACTTCTTCTTCAACCATTGAGCGAGCAACCATTTCTTCTGCTGGCTTTGCTGGCTCCATGTTCATGACTGGTTCAACTGGTGCAGCAACTGGTTCCGCTGCCATGTTTTCGACAACAGGCGATTGCTCTGGCATCATGTTGGCAACCATCCATTCAAGGATCGCTGCTGGATCGGTCATACCTTCGGGCAGACCTTTTTCTTTTAACTTAGCGAGTACCGCTTCGTCCATTCTTTTGACTCCTCTATCCAGGTCTGTATATGACCTAACAACCCTCGAATTTACGTCTGCACCCGTTGCACAGACGCTCGCGTTGAGCACGTACCAGCTTTTATGGATAAGTGCTGGCCCTTCAATCAGTTCGCCGCGTTCAGTCGTATAAGACTGCCCTGGCTTGATGTAATAAGATTCCACTGGATCGGCGGTAATTGAGAAGTCGGTGATGTGACCCTCTGCTATCCGCTGCGATACTGTTTGTGATTCGGTGTCTGATGCGAACGATGGAGCACCAAACATCTCACCATTGATCGCATCGATCTGGATGTTCCGCACCGATCCAAATATGTTTCTGACGGTGCTATCGTCGTGACTATCTACGATTGGCACTTGGTTGCGACCGTTGCGGAATATCGCACCGCTCATAAGCAACACTTCGCGAACGACCTGCCCCGTTTCCTCGTCGTACTTATCAACAGGCGTTTCGGTTGCAATGACGACTTTGCTTGGCTCAATAACGGTCGCCATTCGCATAATCGTTCCGCACTTGGTCGATTGGATCGCATCCTTTCGATCTAACTCTTTGCGTCGCTTGACTAGCTGCTGCTTGTTCACGCTGTCACCTCACCTGGCTCGACGTTATCAACCGATCCATCTCTGGCGTCATCGATGAGGCTGTTAGCAAACTGTTCTGGAACGCCTAACATCGCTAGTTCAGTGCGTGCAAATGTTTCGGTAGACTTGCCCTCGATGAAATCCTTTTGAACGTCGCGAACTGCTTTGCGAATGTTTAACCAGTCACGTCGCTTCATTCCCATAAACTCACCGCCGGCTGACTCGACTGATTCGCCCTCAGCACTTGCGTTGACTTCATCAACTGGACCGATAGCACCGGTCTGTGCCGCCATCATTTGAGCAGTACGTTCCGACTCAGTGAGCAACCCTAGTTTTTTGCGTAGACGATCTTCTTTCATGCGTTGGTAATACACCGCACGGTAAGACATTCCGCGCGCACCGCAAACACGCTGAGCAGTATCGGTAAAAGAATTGATTGCTGCCTCCGATGCTGATTGCTCAGACATTGGATCGACCCATTCCTGCTCTGGTAGCTGCCACTCGACAGGCGTTACTCCGCGTCGATCTTCAAGCAGTTCTGTTTCGGTAGGGAATCCATCGACTTCCGCAAATGCGGCTGCATCGCAAAACGCATCCCAGACAGGCTGGCACATATGCCACTTGATATAGTTTTGGTCACGCTTGTATCGCGGACGATCTTCAAGTTTGCTTGTTCGCGAGCTGCTGTAGCTGGTCTTGGAGAAGTCTTTGGCAATCGCTTCGTAGTTAGTCCCTGTGCCTGCGGCTGACCCGCGTAGCATCAAGTTGATCCACGGCTCCGACTGCGATGCCGGCCTAGCTGGATCGACAACCGAGATATCTTCATCAGGTCGAATGCGAGCGACCAAGCCGGGCTCTAGTTGCTCAAGCATATTGCCGTTGGAGTCAACCGAGCTTTCACCCTGCGGAAACTGTAACGAGCCGCCAGGGGTATTGGTCTTGATGACCACGCCGAAACAACTCGCGATAGCTGACGATGCTAGTTCGTTTTCGATGTAAGTTCCCAGATCTCGCAACGTTGACATAACAGGAGCAAGCCAACTAACACCACGCGATTGCCCAACACGATCCTTTCGGAACAGATGCAGGATTTCGCGTGATGGAACTCGCTCAGGTATCTGTTGACCAAATGAGTACGGGCTGCTCGGATGCTGTGGGTAAATCCAATACGCTACTGGCTTGCCCTTATCGTCGAGTTCGACGCCTCGCACGACTTTGTTGTTGCCGTGGATTCCGCCAGACTTGTACGTGTCGCGTTCCAGTGCGAGACGATCCGCCTCGATGATTTCGAGAGCCAATGGAACAGGTCGCGAAATGCCTTTGTATTCTTTGCCGTTCGTGCGAATGATTCGGATGAGCACTTCACCCGCTTCGACCATTTCCCGCATCGCGAGAATTTGCATCTCGTAAAAGTTCAATTGACCGTTTACGTCGGCAACTTCGCACCATTCCGAGAATGCTTTATCGCGTTGGTCATTGATATCCTCTTGGTCGTTTCCGTCTTTGTCTTCGAGTACGGATTGGGCAGTAATGCCTGAGCCAACCACGTTTGATACGATGGTGTCAACAATGTTCCACGCATAGCAGTTGTCGCGAACCATCGACCGTGCCCACGCACGCATGGCGTCCGCTCCGAACGGTCCCATTAGCTCTTGATCTGCCGCTAAATTGCGTGGTTTCTTATTTGCGTTTAGTCGGCTGGATTCTGCCCCAGCATAGCTACGCATCAGTTTGCGAGCCTGTGCCCTGCGGATTCCGCGTTCTGGCGAGAAGTAGCCGATGACTTTATCCAGGACGTTCATCGTGCACGTCCCATCTTGCCTAGCGTAAACATGCCGCCTTGAGAACGTGCAACTTCTGCTTGGAGCATTCGACGTTCATCGAATAGCTTAGCTAGGTCTAGCTTAGTGACCGACCGCGAACCAATAGAGTACGATTGCACGTTGCCAGTTAGCAACTGCTCGATAGCGGTCTCGACTTGCGATAGTAGATTGGATGCATCTAATGCCATGTAAACAAGGATTACATAGCACGCCCTCTGAATCTACTAGCTTTTCAATGGTCGTTGAACAGCGACCGAATATCTTTCCAAGTGTGACCGCATAGCGTGCACTTGATGTATCTGACAACGTGCGTGCTTGTTCGCGTTCGTCCGTACACTCGTGAGTAGTTCGATCCTTCCTTTTGCAAGTTTGTGCAGCATGAGCAAGCCGGTGCTGCGTACTCGCGAGGTATCGGAGTCTCGACTGGCTTTTCTTGCTGCATTACGTCTCTAGCTTGCTTGCGTTGTTTTCTGTTCACCTGTAACACCCCTCGACTCCTTTTTGATAGACTCCTGTTCGACCTGATTAATCGCAATCAAGATCTGTACGCAATCGCTTGCGTCAATTGGCGTGTTGAGCTTTGCACGCATGCATGGCAATGCGTTCAATCGCTCCGCAATAATCGACCACGCTTTCATTTGCGAGACCTTTTCAGGATGTAAAGTTCTTTGATGGTCTTTCGCAAAATGCTGTATCTGTGCGTGTTCAGTTCGTCATCGATTGCCGGATCTTCGGGACACCAGCAGTCAACGACGTAAACCAGTTTCGTTCGGTTGCTAACGCGACCGTAAACGCAAAACGCCTGCTCCACCGGACCTTCGCTGTGATCCAGAAAAACAATCTCAACAACGTCGCCGACTTTCGCGGTAGTCATACAAATCCCCTCCCGGTTTCCGTTGCTGGTGGGGATGTGTTTCCCCACAGTTTTTCCCTCAGTTTTACGCTGCCCTGACTTCTCCACGTTTGCTGATTCGCATGTTATGCACGTCAAAGCTTCCGTCCTTGTAAACATGAACTTCGGCAAAACCGTGGTTCCAACGATTTATCCTAGCGTACTCAGGAGTTAGATCGCACAAACAACCAGTTGACCACACAAACGTTTCATCGTGCCAAAGGTTGGTGTCGGCATGTCCTGATGTCTGATGTGAGTGCCCAACCAGGATCGTGTGATGCGTTCGCAAGAATGCTCCGCGTGCCGGATTGACTGGCGAGAAGATTCCTCGACCAAGTTCGTGACCGTGAGCAATTGCGAGCTTTCCAGCTAGCACTATTCTTTGATCGTCAACCAACTCAATCCCGATCCTCGCAAAGTCGAGTAGCACGTCTATCTGTGCTGCTGGAATGTCGTAAATCTCTGGTGCACGGTTCCAAATAAAGTGGTTCCAGCGTTCCTCGTGATTACCTAGCTTGTACACAAAGCGACAGTCTTTTCCAAACTCATGTCGCAACCATTCGAGACCACTGATGATTGTTTTTCGTTCCTCTGCGAATCGTCGCATCTTCGGATTTTTTTGCCATCGACTTAGCTGGTAAAAGTCGGCAAGATCGCCATTGATTAAAAGAATTTTTGGCTTGTTTTTCTTAAGAGTCTTGACTGCTGACTCTAGTGCAATTTCCGAGTGATACGGAATGTGCAGATCAGACAAAACCGCAATCGTCGTGTCGTTGCCCAAATCAAAAGGTTCCCATTTATCCGCTAGCGATGGCGGCATGGACGGCACCGTGCCTGCTTTGCCTTTTGGTCTGGGTTGCGTTGCTTCTTTTCTTTTTTTCTTTCCATGAGCACCGCGAATTGTACGAATCATATCACGAGCGTTTTCGACCGAAGCAAAACATTCTGGATGTTCCTCGCGTAAACGCTTAGCCAATCCCATATTGGCGTGCATTGGATATTTTGCACACAACTCCTCAGCAATGATTCTCGACGCTGTTTTCGGTCTCATCTGCTATCTCCTCCTTGGTATCCAGCCGCCTGGACGTGTTCGGAATCGGTTGGCTTGTCCATGTTGTTGCGGCCTCCTGGCTTGTGCCTGCTTCTCCGCTGCTGGATTCGTTTGACGTGCGACTATCTCCGCTTCGCTCGACGACAGCAACTTGACGCCATAGACTTCCGCCGCTGCTGCTGCCATGTAAGTAGCGTCAAGCCAGTGATTGTCATCGCGTCGCTTATTCCAGTATTGTTTCGAGCCCTTGCCCTCGACGAACTCACTGACGTACTCCTCAGCACAAATATGCTCGGCGTACATCGTATGCTTCTTTTCCGTGTGATAGAGCGACAACGCACCACGCCGCAGCATGTTATTCTCGTCAAACGTAGAAGTCATAAAGCGTTCGTGAACGAACTGCTTCCAATAGTCGGTATCAAGTTCGTACAACGCAACTTTGTGAGCTGGTAGATACTCGCAATGCAAGTTATCGCCAACGAATAGACGGTTGGTGTCAGCCTTCTTTTTCTTGTAGTTCGCGATGCCTTTAGACGGAAAGAACGGTCTGCCAACATCAATACAGAACTTGTACGCACAATTTGTGAACGCCCCAGAGTCAACGAAACACAGATCGACCTTGCGAACAATGCCGCTAGCGTCCGTGTAGTTCGTTTGTAATATCTGCTCCCGCCAATCCAGCAGTGCGTCGAAGATATGCGGTTCCGCTGCGTAGTGGTCCTGCGTGTTGTCGGTTCCTAATACCTGTTTGGCTCCGTAGTCAACCACGCAGCCGCCAGCACCTTGCCACCACGCAACTACCGCCCAGTGGCAGTAATACTTGCCTAGATCAATCGCTGCCGTCAGAGTAACTGTATTAGCCGGTAACTGACGTTTTGCAAGTCCGTTGAGGCGACTCGAAACGACTTGCACCGTAAGCCCGATACCTTTGGCGGAAGCGTCCTCTGGCGGATCGTTGTCGATTTCCGTGGCAACTGCCTTTGGTCCGTATTTCGCAACCCTAACGTAGTAGCTATGGATCGCTGACAACTCCATCGGTTCGCCATCGGAATGGACTTTCTTCGAGTAGCTGTAGGGATTACTAATCTGGCAATCGTGCTCTATCTCGTTTTGGTTCAACTTCCAGAATCGATATGCCTCTCTTGCATCAATGTCATTGTCTTTGCGGTTCTTCCACATATCAATGAACTGATCGACTAAATCGGTTCTGCTTGGCGGCTTAATCATTTTGCGATAACGGCGACCCCTCCAACTTGGCTTCTGCGTTGGATCGGTGTACTTGTACGCTAGGCATTTTCGGTTTTGAATCGTGCACAGAAACACGCGGGAAATAGGCTCAGCACTAGATCCGAGACCGCCGATATCCTCCTCGATAACAGACTCGTTTTTCTCAATCAGCGTATCCGACCTTGCCGCTTCTTTATCCTCAATGTCATCGATGATTGCGACGGTCGGTCGTTCGTCTCGAAACGTAGTTCCCCGAATTGGTCCGTCGATACCCATGCACGCGAAGATTTGCCCGTTGCTAAGCAACTCAACATCACTACCCCATTCGAGTTGATGCGGCTCGATGGTTGGAAAGATTAGGTGATCTGGTGCTATTTCGATCTGCGTAAACACGCCGCCAACAGTCTGCAATCTACATCGACTAGACCAGCCGCCGATAGCTTTAAACGGATAGCCAATCTCTGGGAAGTCATCGATAAACTGCTGATTCTGTTGCAACTTCTCGCGAATCGTTTTCAAGTCTTTTTCAGCCTTCGATTGAGACTTGCCAATAACAATCGGAAAACGACTAATGCCTTTGATTGCGAGCCTCAAGCCCTGGTACAAAACCAACCGCGTTTTGCCTTCACCACGTGGACCGGCAATAGCTTGGTCGCCACCGTACAACGCTGCATTCTCGATAGACTGCAACATATCGCGTCTATCCTCGGTAAACGGTTCGCTGAACACGTTACCGAAGTAGTGTTGCAGAAAGAACTCCGCATCGTCTAACGCACGCAATCGGTTCGCGATGTTCTTTGGTGCAGGTATCTTTAAGTCTCGATCTCTTGCACGCTTTGCCGCCATGTACTCGCGTGATGCGTTCCGCTCATCATCTTTGCTGCTCAATAGTGATGATGCCGTTTTCGGATGCGAGCTTAGCAAGCTCGTTAGCTGGTGCACGTCTAGCGAGTTCAAGAAGTCGTAGCTTGTGCTCATTGTCCTTTGCTTCTCGCTTCATCTCTAGTTCGTCGCGTTTCACATTGATCGCGTCCATAGCAGCAAAAACCTTCGCCGCCTCTAACGTCAACTCCGGATCTCGCAACGCAAGAATAGCCGCCAGTTCGGATACTACTCGATCTCTTGGTACATCCCATTTTTCTCTCACGGCTCGACCTAATAATCTGACGTTTTGCTTTGGTGTGATAGACCGCCCCCTACCCCAACGAAAACCTGCCTAACTCTAATTTTCTGTAGAACTATCTCGCTGCCTTGCCGCCGCATAGGAAAAAATATCCTTTAGGGGGAACCGAGCACTAGGGGAGTACCCCCCCCTCTCAATTGTTCCACTTTGCCACCTGCTTGCACATATTGATAAACTCATGGTTTGTCATTGTTCCTTTTGCCTTATTAATTGCATCTGTGACCCATTGAAGATTGTCTACTTGGTCTGATCCGCCTTTACTGATCGGCATTTTGTGATCCAGTGCTGCTATGTCAGGTTCTAACTTAACCCCAGACAGTGCACACCTAAACTCTTGCGTTTTAGCAAGCTCGTATAGCTCGTTTTTTGATGCTCGCTGACCGCTTTCCCTTCGACGTATTCGAATTGGTCTGCCAATCAACTCAACATCAGACAATCCAGACCGTGCTATCGCGTCTCGCAGTTTATCTATTCCGTGACGAACAGTGACACCTAAAAACCTGCATGCTTCTTCGTTACTGCTGAACGCACTAAACGCTTCTACATACTCAATCTGGCGTTCCGTAAGGTTCGCCTTCGCAGCAATGACCTTGCTTTCGTCTCGCACTTTAACATCCATGAGTTTTGTCTCCCCCTTTTCCTTTTGGCCGATACTCTTCCTAACTGATCTTTAATACAGACACTCCATGTCTTTCTTGCTTTCAAAACAAACTTGATGCTTGGTTCCATTCTGTGCCCGAGCATGTTACTTGCCGAATGGCACCTGATTTGCCATCTGTCTTGCTGCATGTCTACATTTAACACCTCCGCAATACTGGTCGTTATGCACACATCCCACGCGTTATTAGCTCTGCGTTTTGCTGAAAATAGTGCTCTCCATTTTCTCTTTGCTATTGCTGATGCTTCTAGCCAATCTTTTTTTCCTTTACTGCTATGATTATCAACTAACGCATGTTTTCTTTGGCAATCCAGATTACAAAACTGCTTTGGTCTATCACATTTCCATTCAAGACCTTCATTGTGTTTTCCGCATGCCTTGCACTGAAAAGCTCGGTGCTCTTTTTTTTCTGCCGAAAGCCTAGCTTTGCATTCTTGTGAACAAAACACCGCGTCATGCCTACCGTGAAACTTAGTTTGGCAATACTTGCAAGTGCGTTTTCTTTGTTCTCTTCTTTGCTGCTTAGACTTTTCCCAACATTCGCCACATAGTCCGCCTGCCCAAATCGGGAAGTCCTTTCCATACCCAACATGCCCACACTGGCATGTCTTATACTTGCGATTCCCTTGGCATCTGCAACCGCATGCTTTTTTAGAATAATGCGTTTCAGCTTGAGCAAGCGAAAACGGTCCGCAAGATTTGCAGATGATTGTTATTGGGTTGCCAGCACCATTCCAGACCGTTTCCGAATAGTCGTAACGATCTCCATGAATCTCTATTGCACGCTCGATAAACAGTGCTGTAGTATTTACTTTAGCCATGACGTTCCTAGCCGAACTAAATGGTGAGACAGCTTGCACGATTCCAGTCGTGCAGGCTGTCGCTATTTTAGCATTTAAGTTGCATCGAGCAAATGCAATCACACTTTGCTCCTCAGCCTAAGCCTTTGATCCTTCGGATTGATAACAACCGTTACTTCGCGGCTGTTGCTGCTGTCGATGATTTCAACGCCATATTCGTAAAGCCCCGCTTCTAGCGTGCCCCAGTCCGTGTTTGCAATGTCAACGCTTAGCGTCCAATTCGGATCGGTTCCGTCTGACACGGTGCCAGTCCATGAGTCTGTCATGTCATCCTTTCGCATCCAGAACTTGCAGCTTGCGTTAGCCAATGACATGCCGCTAATCTCAGTAACGCTCCAAGTCAACGCTCTACCATTCGCCGCTAGATAGTCATCCCCTAGAATTAGCTCGGTTATCACCCCTGCTTCGCTGACTGGTGCAGTGACCGTAACGTTGCCGACTGTTATAAGCGATGTTGAATCAACAATGTCAGCCAATAGCCTTCCAGCCTGATCCCCTGTGTAAGCCCCCGGCAAAGTCGTTGACCAAGGATCTCCTGCCCCGCCAGATGCGTTTAACGCTGCTCCTGTCGTGCCTGCTGTTAAATGCCCCGCTAATACTTCATCCCATACCGCATCGGCAATTGCTGACGCTGTTGGAGGTGTTCCGCCGCCGACTGTGCTAACTCTAGAATCGAGATAGTAACCAAACGATCCGATAGTGGTATGCCCTGTTTGCAGTTCATCCCAAACCGCGTCCGCAATTGTTGCCGCCGATGGAGGCGATGTGTAGTCGCTTACAACGAAGTAGTCAGCGCTTGCTAACGTGCGTGCGTTAAATTCCGATACTGTTGGCAAGTCGGCAATTTGTGTGTCAAGGTTTGCACTTGCTAACCCTACAGCAGAACGAACACCTGCCGCATCAAGTGTAGACAATCCTGATT